ATTTTTTGATTGTAGGTTTTACAAGTGGTATTGATTTAACACCTGAATAACTTACATTTAATCTTGTTGTTTTATCCATTTTATTATTTGTGGCAAATCTTTGCATTTGATCTAATAGTCTAAATCGAAGTCCTGGTGGTAAATAATGAAAGTTTAATCCACTAAATCCGCCTGGTATCGCCTCTAAAGGTAACACGAGTGGAAACGTGTCATAGTAAGGTAAAGTCTTTTTATACTTAGGGTCATAAAAAAATAGATTTAATAAACCTATATTTGGTCGACCTGTAAGTTTACCTTGACTCATCAGTTTATTGGCACTTATTCTATCTGCTATTGAAGAAACAGCTTTTTGATACCAACTTGCTGATTTTTGTGTACCGCCTTGTTTATCGACTAGAGTGTCTAATATGCTCGCCATTTAATATATTTATGTCAGTTATAGACACCTATATCTTTTTCAGTAAAGATTTTGAACTCTAAATCGTTGCCTTCACAATATACTTTAGCGGCTTGCCATTTAGCTTGGTTCTTTATATATTCTAATTGTTCACGTATAAAAGCACGGCCTTGTTTCTTTGGTTTCTTTGGTGGAAAACACTGGCGATATGGTTTTATTTCAACCATATACTTCTTGCCTGTTTTTAATTTAAAGATAAAGTCAGGAAAGTATCTATGAATACGATAATCAATAGGTGAACGATAGATTATAGGTATTTCTTCACTGGCCCAAAAATCAACAGCATCATTATTATCCAAATAAACCATCATACGCCTTTCTAATAGCGAACGATATACTATTCTATTTGGGTCACCAGCATACTTTTTAGGGTGTGTAGGTTTGTAAATTCCTTTATAACTTGCTCTCATATCACATATAAATATTACTAATAAACATATAAGGTATTTATCGTGTTAGGAAAAGTAGCAAGTATTGTTCAAAAAAATCTAAGCAATTTACAAGGTGTGGGTGGTGGTTTATTAGGATTAGCAGGCGGCTTAGGAGGTAGTTTATTTGATAAAGCAAAAAATAGTATTCAAACTAATGCTGCGGCAGCTAAAATATTAAATAAATCTCCATTAGAATTAGGCGATGTGAGCACTTTTGCACATATGAAGCAAAATCCCTATGAAGCAGGCACAGTTTATTATCCTGAAAATGTGCAACAGTTAGGTACTGGACATTATATGATTATAGATATATTAGAAACCACTACGATTTACGATAACATAGCAGATGTTTTTAAAACAGGTGGTACTGCAGTATTAAAAGCTTTGGGTGAAGATAATGCCGCCACTAAACTTTCTAGCACAAAATTAACAGCAGGAAAACCTGCCACATTTAAAGATAGTAAAAGTAGAATAACACAACAAACTTCAGGTATCAATAGAAATTTTACAAGACATTCACGTGTATCAGATACAATGATATTATATACACCTCCAGGTATTAAAACTAATTATGCTGTTACTCATTCAGGAAAAGAAACAGGAATGTTAGGAGATATTTTAAGTACAAATCCTGGAAGTATATCAGATATACTAGCTACAGGCGGTGAAATAGCACAAAAATTAGGTGCCGAAATAGCTCAAGGTATTACTGCATTAATACCAGGAGCTGGTGATTTTAAAGGAGCATTACAAAAATTAACAGGTAGAGCATTTAATAATAATTTAGAAATGGTTTTTGAAGGCGTACCTATGAGAGATTTTTCTTTTAATTTTGAATTTGCTCCTAAAAACAGATATGAATTAGATTCCGCTAGAAAAATAATATCTTTATTAAAATTTCATATGCATCCTGAATTAGGCACATCCAGAGATTTTATTGTGCCATCACAATTTCAATTAACATTTATGTACTTAGATAAACAAAATATGTATATACCTAGAATTAGTAAGTGTGTACTAACTAAATTAGATTTATCTCACGGTGATGATAACGTGTTTTCAACTTTCGCTGGCGATGAATTAGGAGCGGCTCCTGTTTATACTAAAATGTCATTAGCGTTTAGTGAAACAGAAATTATGACTAAGCAAAAAATTGCTGAAGGATTTTAATGTATTTTTCATTATTTCCAAAAGGATTATATGATTTGAAAGGTGATGGTAACGAAAAAGTAGTTACCGATTTAATGGTAAGAGTTAAAGTGAGAGCAAAAGTTTTAGATGAATCTAGTCTATATGATTTATATGATGTGCCTGAAGGAGATACACCTGAAATTACTTCATTAAAACATTTTGGTAATGTAATGTATCATTGGGTTATACTTTTAACAAATAATATAACAGATCGTTATTATGATTGGCCGTTAACATCATTCGAATTTGATAATTACTTAAATGACAAATATACAAATCCAGATGGTGTTCATCATTTTGAAATTACACAATCGAGTGGTGAAACTACTGGTTTAGGCCCTAGTGATTATTCACACAAGATTGAAGTCAACAGCACAGCGGCTGGAGCTACAGCTGTAACAAATAGAGAATATGAACAAAGAATACAAGATCAAAAAAGGCAAATAAAATTACTTAACGCCGCATATTTACCAATTTTACTAGAAGAATTTACAGATTTAATGAGTCAATAATGAGCATATATGATACACTTGACAGTAATGTTTTAAAAAAACCTGGTCAATATAGTTTAACAGATGTTGTTTTAGTTTCATATCGATCAACGCAAGGTGATAATATAGCAGATAAAATAGGTGTCGATAGTTTAGTTGCTGATTTAAATATTTTTGAAAGCATTTACAATAAAACATTATCAGGAAATATTGTATTAGTTGATAATACAAATGTTGTTGGCCGTCTACCTTTAACTGGTAATGAAAGATTAGAATTTAAATTTTTTACACCATCAAGTCCTTTTGGTTATGATTTTACAGAAAAATCTGGCCATCCATTATATGTTTATAAAATACAAAATAGAACAGGTATTAATCCTAGAACTCAAATGTATATCATTCATTTTTGTAGCAAAGAAATGATTGAAAATGAATTAAAAGTAGTATCAAATGCCCAAACAGGCATTTATTCTGATATGGTTGCGAACATTGTTAAAAATCCTGTATTTTTAGGTTCAAATAAAAATTTATTTTTTGAACCATCAAATGGTTTACACAAACAAGTTTTTAATCGACTTAGACCTTTTGATAGTATAGATCAAATATCACAATTAACTATAAGTACAAAATTTAATAATGCAGGATATTATTTTTACGAAACAAGTAGAGGATTTAATTTTAGATCACTTGAAAGTATGTTGGCTGTTGAGTCTAATACAGCAAGACCAGTATTAGCTAGATTTAAACCTAAACCTGCTAACATATCTGATGCAAGAGGTGAAAAAGATATAAAAAATGAAATGCAGGTTGTTATGAATTATAAAATCTTAGACCAATTTGATACACTAAAAAATTTAAGAAATGGCGTATATGCCAGTAGATTAATTTCACACGATCAATTAAATAAAACTTGGCAAGAAACAGATTTTAATTATGAGATAAATTATGGTAAAAATTTTCATACAGAAATCAATATAGATGGCACAAGAGAAACAGATAAAGGCATACTGCCAAAATACATAAGAGAAGGATCATCACTTTCTGATTTTGCTGAGTCTACACTTTATCTATGGCCGAATACGACCGCTACACATAATACAATAGATGGTAAGGAAATATCAACGCCTGATATAAAGAATATAGTACAACAAAGACTCTCACAACGATTAGCATTTCAATCCTTTAAACTACAAATTACAGTAAACGGATTTACAGGTATACAAGCAGGTGATTTAATTACTTTTGAAATGCCTTCGTATGAAGCAAGAAGTGGTAATGAACCATATGACTATGACGCCTTTATGTCAGGTCGATATTTGATTACTTCTGTAAGACACGAATTAAATCTTAAACTAAAAAAACACTTAACAGTATTAGAATGTATGAAAGATAGCGTCCGAATACCTTATCCACAAGAATTAAACGATACCTTTTTAGATAAAGAAAAAAGAAATGACGCTATTATAGACATTTACGAATTAGACCAGATTATATTCAAAGGTATGAACAATTTTTTTAAATAATGCTGAAAGAATACACAAAGACCGCCCGCTCCGACGGCTATGTAGATATAGACCACTGGCCAACCACCAGGCACCGAGAGAATATCACCATAAATATAGAAACAACCTAAATTCATTGATAGGAAATTATGTATAAAACAATTAAAGAATATTTAAGAAAACTTACAGGCAAACTCTCATTTAGAGTATGTAAGTGTAGAAAAAGTAAATAACTGAAAGGTGGCCGTTATGTATAGAAGAATACTTGAAAGATTACGAGAACTAAGAGATAAAGTCAGCGTAGCGTATGGTTTTAATAGTGAATATTGGATATACGCAAGTATTATACTGTTTTTATTGTGGTATACATATATGGAAAGGCCAGCGTAGAGGCCATTTAAATGGTGAAAAATAGCGTATGTTGAAGTGTTATTATCAAACGAGTTAACGAGAAAATTTTATGTATAACGAAAACTTTATGGGACTTGGAGGTTTTCTCTGGTTCTCTGGCGTTGTCGAAGATAGGCAAGACCCATTAAAGGCCGGCCGTCTAAGAGTGCGTATATTAGGTCATCACACTTCAAATAAAGAAATTCTACCAACTGCCGATCTACCTTGGGCACTTTGTGTTTTACCCATTACGGCCAGCGGTATATCAGGTATCGGACAATCGGCGACCGGCCTGCTTGAAGGTTCGTGGGTGTTTGGATTTTTTAGAGATGGTACTTATCGTCAAGAGCCACTTATATTGGGCAGTTTACCTGGCCGTCCTACCGAACTGGCCGACAATCGTTTAGGGTTTTATGATCCAAATGAAATTTATCCGAAATATAAGGATGAATCTGATGTGAATCGACTGGCCGTTAATTTGAAGAATGCGGAAGGACAAGAGATCAATCCTCATTTGAGTCTAACATTACGTAGAGCAACACGAATAATCGGCATACCAACGGCGGACTTTAATGCGATGGCATTACCTGGAAATCAAGAATCAACACTGGCCAGCGATGGTACAACCTGGAATCAGCCGGCCATACCTTATAATGCTCTCTATCCATATAATCACGTATATGAAACGGAATCAGGTCATATTGTAGAATATGACGACACACCCTTAGCAGAACGAATCCATATACGCCACCGTACAGGAACTTCGACGGAAATATCACCGAATGGCACACAAACAAATATAATCAAAGGTGATTCTTACACCTTAACCAACGGCGATAATCAAATCTATATACAAGGAAATTCGGATATTACTATAGATGGCCGCCATAAACTCTTTATTAATAAGAAAGGTGGTTTAAATAACCATTATGATATTCAGGTAGGGCCAGGTGCCAATATTAATATACAAGTAGATTCAGGTGATATTAATTTACATACATTAACTGGCCGTAT